CGTGAGGATTTGTTTAGTTTTGCTATGCACCGAACCGTGGACGTTGCGCATGGCGCGAAAGAGAAGCGCAAAAAGATAATAAACAGCGGAGCCGATTTCGTTATCATAAACTATGACGGTGTTGAGGTTGTGGCAGATGCTATCGCCAAGGGTGGGTTTGACCTAATCATTATAGACGAGGCAACGCACTACAAGAACGCGCAGACCAAGCGGTGGAAAACACTCAAGAAGCTCGTCAAAGACGATACGTGGCTATGGCTTATGACGGGTACTCCTGCTGCGCAGTCACCGCTAGATGCCTACGGCCTTGCTAAGCTAGTGAACCCGCAGAGTGTGCCTAGTTTCTTTAGTTCGTTCCGCGATCAGATTATGATGAAGATTACCCAATTTAAGTGGGTGCCGAAAGAGAACGCCAAGAGTACGGTATTCCGTGCGCTTCAACCTGCTATACGCTTCACCAAAGATGAATGTTTAGACCTGCCTGACATGGTATATACCAAGCGTAGGGTAGAGATGACCAAGCAGCAGCAAACATTCTATGAGTTATTGCGCAAGCGTATGGTTATGGAAGTTGCTGGTGAGAGTGTGACAGCGGTGAACGCTGCGGTGAACCTAAACAAACTGCTACAGATATCGGCAGGGGCTATATACACCGACGAAGGTGACACCGTGCAGTTCGATATCTCCAACAGGTACAAGGTGCTGAAAGAGGTGATAGACGAATGCTCGCAGAAAGTGCTTGTGTTTATCCCGTTCCGACACACCATAGACTTGTTAGCCGAGAAGCTAACTAAAGACGGCATAACGTCCGCTATCATACGGGGAGATGTAGCTGCGCATAAACGCACTGAAATATTCTCGCAGTTCCAAAGCGATAAAGACCCCAAGGTACTGCTTATACAACCCCAAGCCGCAGCACACGGGGTTACACTTACAGCAGCGAATACTGTTGTGTGGTGGGGGCCGACACCTTCGTTGGAAACCTACGCTCAAGCAAATGCTAGGGTCCACAGGTCGGGGCAGAAGCATAAATGCACAGTGATACAGCTTGCGGGTTCATTTGTTGAGAACCGTGTGTACAAGTTGTTGGATGACAAGATAAGTACGCATACAGAGATTATTGATTTGTATAAAGAAGTGCTTGACTAGCTTATGTTTACTAACTATATGCCATGTATAACTAAGTTTGGAGAGTTTTATGCAAGTTCCTGTAGAGAAGCTTACGAAAGCGTACATTAAGATACGCGAAAAACGTGCGGAGTTGTCGGCTAGTTTCAAAGATGAAGACGCAAAGCTCGCTGATAAGATGAATACTATCAAGCGCGCATTGTTAGATCATTGCGAAGAACATAGCGTAGAGAGTGTTAGGACAACGGAGGGGTTGTTCTATAGAACCGTTAAGCAGCGGTATTGGACAAACGACTGGGAGCAGATGCACCAATTTATCATGGAGCATCAAGTACCAGAGTTGTTGGAGAAGCGGCTTAATCAAACCCACATGCGGCAGTTTTTAGAAGAGAATCCTGATGTGCTTCCGAAAGGGCTGAATGTGGATAGCGAGTATGCAATTTCAGTGAGGAAAAAATGACGGATACCGTTTATTCTGATGTTAATAAAACCGCCGAGTATTTTGGCGTATCAATTCATACCATTAGAAAATGGGTGAAAGAAGGTCACATACCGCGTGACCATTACATTCGGGGCGGTACAACATACCGCTATAACATTCCTGCCATCGAAAAAGTGTTGACAGGAGAAGGGAAAAACCAACAAATGGAACTCCCATTAAAAACAAAATAAGGAGAACACGATGTCGGATATGGCGTTGTTTGAGGGGAACTCCCTCGTAAGTAGTGATTTGTTCAAGTCTTTGCAGGATGTAGATGATAATCTTGCAGGGGGCAGCGGTGGTGGTCCTCGCCGCATAAGTATTCGTGGTGGCCGCTTTCGTGAAATGGTCGGCGGTGAGCAGGTCAACGTAAAGAGTGACGGGTTTCTAAACGTAGTGATAGTAAACGCTGCGAAGATTTCTCGTACATACTATGCGGGTCAGTATGACCCCGAAAATCCATCTGGCCCGTCTTGTTGGTCGCCAGACACACAGGCCCCTGATCCAAGTGTTCCATCGGATACGCGCCAAGCATCGAAGTGCATGGACTGTCCACAGAACATCAAAGGGTCGGGACAGGGGGAAAGTCGTGCCTGTAGGTTTGGTCAGCGTATTGCTGTCGCCCTAGAGGGTCAGATGGACACCGTGTACCAATTCCAGCTCCCTGCTACTTCTATATTTGGGGATGCCAAGGATGGTAAGATGGGGATGCAGGCTTACGCCAAGTATCTACGCGCACACAAAACGCCTTCTATAGCTGTGGTAACGCAGATATATTTTGACGAAAGCAGTGCGACACCGAAACTGTACTTCAAGCCGGTACGTCCGTTGACAGAAGAAGAACTGCAAGAAGCGGTGAAGCTCAAGGATACGGATGACGCACACCGTGCTATCACTATGACTGTGGCCCAAACAGACAAAGTGCAAAAAGAAGAACCTCCATTGGCGGATGATGAAATCAGCATTGATGACATCCCTGCACCGGAACCCAAGAAGGTCAGCAAAAAGGCGGCGGCTGCTCCCGCCCCTGCGACAGACTTAGGGTCGATCCTAGACGAGTGGGACTAATCGTCTAAGGTCATGTCGTGGGGGGGTAGGTCCACCCCCCGCCACGATTTTAAATGGAGAGCAGCATAATGAAAACAATAGAATTTTTACGCTCTGTACTAGGGGATGGTGGATATTACTGCGTATTTGCAGCAAATGCAGCTACCGACAAACGGGTACAGAAGTTTTACGACAGCTTAGAAGCTGTTGCCAAAGCCGCAGATCACTTTGATGCAGACGGTTTTGATGTGTATTTTGGTTTGGGTACACTACGAGAAGCGGGTAGCCGCAAGAAAGAGAACGTAGCATCTCTTAAATCTTTGTTCTTGGATTTAGATTGTGGTCCAAGCAAGGAGTATCCCGACCAGCAGCAGGCGGTGCAGGCCCTACGAAAATTTGTAGGGGAGCTAAACCTACCTAAGCCGATGTTAATAAACTCAGGGCGAGGAGTACATGTGTACTGGCCCCTGACAAAACCTGCGCCGTTAGCCGAGTGGCTAACTGTTGCGGAACGGCTAAAGAAAGTTTGTGCGGAACGCGGCTTGAGGGCAGACCCTGTTGTAACCGCAAATTCGGCTCAAATACTGCGTCCACCCAACACCCATAACTACAAACCCGTAAAATTTGGTGATCCACCGCTACCAGTAGAGCGCATAGGTGTGACAGAACCTGTGCCTGTGGAGCTTTCGGCGTTTATGCAGTTGTTGGGTGCGGAGTTAAAGCCCGTAAACACACAGATAGATCTAGGGCCAGACGCACTGCAAGAAGCTTTGGCTGCAAATAAAGAGAGCGTGTTTAAGTCTATCGTGTCTAAGACTTTAAATGGTCGCGGCTGTGCGCAGCTAAAGAACGTGTGGGAGAACCAGAACACTCTCAGCGAGCCGTTATGGCGAGCGGGGTTGTCTATCGCAAAGTTCTGCAAGGACGCAGCCGTTGCAGCGGTAAAGATATCCGAGCAGCACCAAGGGTACGACTACGACGAGATGCAGCGCAAGCTGTCCGAGATTAAAGGCCCGTACACATGCCAGAAGTTTGACGAGCTTAACCCCAATGTGTGTGGCGAGTGCCCGTTCAAAGGCAAGATAAAGTCTCCGATAACGCTAGGGCAGAAGATAAAAGAAGCGAGCGGCCCCGTAGAAGTCAAAGCCAAGAGCATGTTGGGTGGCCCTGTAGAGAAAACTTTTAGTATACCTGTGTTCCCCCGTCCGTACTTTAGGGGTGAGACAGGCGGGGTATATCTACGCACCGTAAATAAAGAGGGCGACCCCGAAGAAATTGTTGTGTACCAGAACGACCTGTACGTTACACGACGACTACGTGATGCAGAGTTGGGTGAGGTAATCGCGTTCTGCCTGCATCTCCCAAGGGATGGGGTGCGAGAGTTTACCGTGCCGCTAACATCCGTAACTTCCCGCGATGAGTTCCGCAAAAATATGTCCATGCACGGCGTAGCTGTGTTTGGCATAAAACCATTGGAGGCATTGATGGCATATACACAGCGGTGGATTGAAGAATTGCAAGCAACAAATACAGCAGATGAAGCGCACCGACAGTTTGGTTGGGTGGACGATGATATTATGGAAGAGTTTGTTCTGGGGGATAAGCTCATTACCGGCAATGATATTCGGTACAACCCACCCTCTTCAAAAACTGGAGGTATGCTAGAAGCGTTTATAGAGCGCGGGGAGAAAGACGCTATTGTGTCGAACCTAGAGTTCTACAACCGTCCTGATTGGGAGATGCATCAGTTTATCATTGGCATGAGCTACGGCACTGTGCTTATGCCGTTCACAGGTATAAACAGCCTTGGGGTGCATCTCGTTAGCCAGACAGGTTTTGGTAAGACAACAACCTCGAAAGCTGCGCTATCTATATGGGGCGATCCTGAGTTGTTGATATTGCAGAAGAACGATACGCAAAACTCTCGCATGAACCGTGGGGAGTTGTATCACAACCTGCTGCTTGTCTCTGACGAGATGACAAACCTTAACACGTTACAGATGTCAGAGTATGCCTATGCCCTGTCGGGCGGCAGGCAGAAAAATCGGCTTGCGCAGAGCGGCAACACGGAACGTGCGCGTGGTAAACCGTGGCGATTACTAGCCCTGAGTTCTGCTAACACCAGTGCGTGGGATATATTGTCCAGAGAAAAAGCCGAACCGAAAGCAGAGATGCAACGGCTTCTGGAGTTAAAGGTGCCGCAGAAGCTTGTAGACCCGAGACTAAAGCGCCATGCTGACGAGCTTCTAAAAGCCATAGAACGTAATTACGGTTGGCTCGCAGTGGAGTATGTGCAGTGGGTAATAAACAATAGAGATAACGCAGAGGCGCTTGTGCTTGATGCGCAGAGACGAATAGACGCGGCGGCTGGGTTAGCTTCAGAAAACCGCTTCTGGTCCGCAGGCTGCGCTACAGTGATCGCAGGGCTAATCATCGCCAAGCAGTTGGGTCACATAAATTATGATGTCAAAGCTGTGTTCGATTGGCTTGTGGCTGAGTTGCGGGAGCGCAAAGCCTTTGTCGATGACGTGGGTTCTTCTGTGCAGGAGACTTTGAGCAATTACATCGCAGAGCATTATAACAATGTGTTGATGATCGACAGCAACGAAGACTTGCGCGGTGCAGGCGAGAACGACAACGGGCTAGACGATCTTGTGCGCCCCGAAGCAGTGCCGAGAGGTCAGCTTGTGGCACGGTACGAACCCGATACAAACAAGCTGTTCTTGCTGCCAAAGCCATTGAAAGAATGGAGTGCCGACCATCAGCTTAACTATACCTCGCTTACAAACGAGCTACGGGATAAGCTGGGGGCCAAACGCACCAAGATGCGTATCACTAAAGGCACTAAACTAAACATGCCAGCAGTGTGGGTTCTTGAGCTAACATTTAAAATGGATATAGTAGATGAAGGTAGCGAAGATTGATGATCTCAACCCTGACGGTTTGAAGATTACCGTAGATTGGGAGAGCATGGACGTTGGGATGTCGTTCTTTCTACCCTGCATAGATATCGACAAAGCTAAAAAGCAGGTCAAATCTGTTGCAAAAATGAAAGATTTCGGCGTTGAGATACGAATTGTTATCGAAGGTAAAAAATTAGGTTTACGGGTATGGAGAACTGTGTGATATACTTCGCCTGACAACTCACACTACAGGTTGTTCTCCATTTACTGGCCTCCACTATATGTGGGGGCCTTTTTTACATAAACAGAGACGAGTTTTTATCGAACTGCTGTGCGTACAGCATGTACTCGTCACGGCGTTTCGGGCTGAACGTAACCCCATGATACCGAGACTGCTTGCCAGAGATACGGGTCTTACGTGACCGCCGTATAGTTTCTGCTGTAATCGGATCGTTGGGATGCTCCTGATTATACTTGGTAATCTTACGCAGCACCGACGAGTTATCTGCACCGTCAAAGTAATTGCGGAAGTACATATCCAATAACCGCTTCTTACGACGAGAAGTCGCACGGTCCGCGCCTTTCAGCACCGCGTTCTCCTCAAGCTGTCGAGAATACTCTGCGGGTGCAAAGCCTAAAGTCTGCAACCCAATATGCGCAGGGTGTAGATCCTCAATGATCTTGTCGCCGCCAACAGTCTCTACGCCTTCGGTAGCGTATCGCACCGCCTTCATACCGTTCTTAATCGCTGCTGGAGACATAGCCTCAAAGCCTCGATAGAACTCACCTTCACCGAATAGTTTAAACCCACGCTCCGTTTGCGCAAAGATACCGACCAGCGGCCCACCACCATACTCTAACGCTTGATACAGCAGCGGTGTATCACTTCGTATAAATGTGTCTCTAAACAGAAGCTCGCCTAGCCCAACACGGCTGGCGAAGTTGATGCCAGTTACATAGTTTAGCGCCCCACGGTACGGGCCTTCCCCTAAATATGTACGCACAATGGTGTCTGCATCGTCCATCGGGTCATCTTCATCATCAGCAAACATGTTAAAGATCAGAGATGCCATGCCATAAAGCGGCATACCCGCGACCCCTGCCAAGACCCCTGCGGAACCGTATATACCTGCAAGTTGATAGGCGGCTATACGTCTGGCTTCTCTGCTTTGTCCTGTTGTAGCGTCCTTGTACAAACTATGCAGCAGTGACAGCATGGACACGCCATACCGCTTATACATGAACACTACGCGGCCTAGCGCGTTTTGGCTGATTGTTGGCGCTGCCCCCGCAGCAAGTCCGCCGTTCATCATCTCCGCATCGTTGATGGCCTCTATGGCTGCATCCTTGCGTAGCTGTATGTCTTCGGCAGAGTTAAGCTTCACGTTTGGATTTGCTTTTCTAGCTTTTTCTAAAGCTAGTTGGTACGCAGCTATCATAGATACTTCACGGTTAAAACGCTCGCCGTGAAATAGGAAAAACCCAGAGGCTTTATTAAACTTAGCCCAAAAACCGTTCATGCGGTCGATATCTAGGATCTCATGGTCCAAAGAACGTCTAAACTGTCCTGTGTCTACACCGGCTTCAATAAGTTCTTTTAAGTCTTGCTGATCCTGCGATAGGTCTTTTCTATCGAAGTCTATATTCTCAGCAGAGAACGCTGCGGGAACCTCTTGCACCTCTGTTGTAGGGTTTCCGTTATCATCGGTGCCAAACGTCTCGACTTTACGAGTACGCCCAGCGGTGCGTATAAGCCCCCCAGCTTTTTTCATAGCGTTCATAGTAGCGGGGTAAGATTTATATTTACCGCCTAGATACGGCAGGGCAATGAGCGGTATCTGCGACAGGTTTACCAAGCCGCCAGAAACGTTGAAGCCGAGGGTAAAGTTAAACGCAACGCCTGTAGCGGCTCTGGACAATCCGCTTACCTGCGGGAACGCGCCTATTTCGTTGAACCTTTGTAGTTGCTCATACACCACGACTTGCCCCGGTGTAGCCGTGTCTTTTACTTCTGCGTTAAACGCCTGTTCAAGCCCAGCCCGCAGCCGTGAGAACTTACCTTTATATTCCATCTCTACAATCTGCCGCGTTATAGAGCGCGCACGATCTGTTATGGTAGTTATAGCATCAGGGTTGTACCCCAGCGCACCTTGTGCGATCTCGCCCGCTTTACGCTGTCTAAACGACTGCAAGTAAGATGTCTGCGGCAGTGTGTTCAAGATAAGCTCAGTTACTTCCGCCCGAAGTGTTTCGTTACCCGCCGCCTGCTCATTAACCTTTGACATAAGCTGGTTCACAAACGCAGTGTCTGGCGCTCTGCGGGTGTAGTGTTGTATATCTACTCCTCTTGGGAACACCATACTCTCCGCTATAAGTCGCTCTGCTATTTGCGAATCAGTCAGAGTGTCGGGAAACCCAGCCATGCCCTTTGTAGCGGATATTTTAGCTTGCCCACCTTCAGAGTTCACATAGTTTTGTATTAACTCAGGCATTAATTTTTTATACGCCCGCGCACGTTGTGCATCGCTTTCATACGCTTCTGCGTAATACTCAATTCTACCTGTGTTAGGGTCTACCGCTTCAAACTGTATCCAAAAATCCCCTCTACGATTGAGCGGGAAGTACGGGTCGATAGAACCTTGTTCAGCAAGGCGTTGGAAAAATGAATTCAGTACCTCATC